TGTACTTCTATTGCCCAGTTTGCTTTTCTAACATTGCTAACATTATCGTTTTCTGCAATCTTTTTACATCTAGCGTTAATATTTGTATAACTTGTTGTTTGTACAGCTAGTACCTTGCCCTCTTCATTGATAGCTAGTATATCTATAAAACCAAACAAGTCCTTACGAACCCTAGCAAACGGGTTCCAATACTCAACAATCGCTAGTGTTGTCCAACCACTCTCTCTTAGACGCTTTAGGCTTAACTGTGTCGGACTCATCTTTGCCATCTTTTTCCTTTAATTTTTCTGTTGTTTTAAAAATACGTTCCCATGCTTCTTGAATTTTATCATCTGATACTTTTGAAGGTCTACGACCTGAGCCTTTACTCATCATTATTCTCCAAATTTACAATTAAATCATTTCTATAAAAAATATATTTTTCTTTAAGGTCTTTTGGTAAGTGTATAAAGTTCCTGTGTAAACAGCCATAGTCTACTTTTCTTGGCGGTAAATTCTCTCTTATATAACGCTCTGCATCATTACAACTTTCAAAAGTTCCTATGTAAACTTTTTCCGTTTCTAAATACATAACAAGAATAAACTCTAGCAATTATATTTTTCCTTTTGTTATCACCTTGTATGTTTGTTCGTACATTAACTGAAAATCCCATCCATTTTCATTAGGAATAAATGTAACTGTGTATGGCATCCCTTCCCACTTGAAGTTATGTACTTTAATCTCCTTCTTTGGTTCTTCTTTTTTCTTTGTCATTCTTACAATATCCTTTAGAATTCATATTACCAAAACCTACAATTATTCCACAGTACCAGTTTTTATCTGTATCAAAAAACACAGCTTCTTTACCACATTTGTGGCACAAGAATGGTTTAATGCCTAAATCGATTCCTGTTTTACGCTTCGTCATGTAGTTCGTCATCAATCCATTCGTCAGCTTTAGCTTTAGCTTCTAACACAGCCAACTCTTCTTTATGGACTTTATCCATCTGTTCAAGATACCATATTGCTTTTTTTATATCATCTATCTTATCTAATATCTTTTCAGATTTTAATCCTTCTCGACTAATATATTTCAAAGCGTTGCCTTTAAGATAACCATAAAACTCTTCTTTAGTCATCTTGGCTCTGATATATTCAATTGTTTCTATTCCGCCATGTTTATAATGGTCTGGGTTTATATTGTCACTCATGCTGCCTCCTTACAATTAGCCAATCTATCTATATAATTTGGTTGATAATATTTATATTTTTCGTTCATAAGTGTATTTGTTTTATAAAATCTCCAATCTTTCATATCTTTTATGTGAACTAACTTGCTGTTAGTTTCGCTTCCATCAATAAAACTAAATAGCTGGCAAATGTAATATTCGTCAGTTACTTTTCCCTCAACACACCCTTGATTTTCTATTTCTAATTGATTAGTTTCATTGTCATATTTATAAGTATGAAAATATTGTCCAACTAATTTTTGTACTTTAAAATTACTCATTTTTTTATTTCCTTTATTAATGGCTCATCACGACTGTCAAAACAATCATCACGAGTTTTAACGAAAACAAAACTATCAGGCGTTGCACTTTTAAATAGTTTTCCTTTTTTACATTCATAATTATGTTTATCAGTATTAATAAAAACATAACCATAAAAACACATACTTAATATTATTACTGTATAACTTCCTATTGCAATAATACATTTCATAAGTAAATTCCTTTTTTAATACATTTCATTAGGTCTCACTCATACAAATACTCTTTACCAATACACTAAATTTTTGTACAATTTAGCTACACTTCAAGTTGGACTTGTGCTTACTCTCCAACGATTTAGTGAATCAACTTATGAAAGGAGATACACTATGTGGACAACACCATCAGCAACTGAGATGCGTTTTGGCTTTGAAGTTACAATGTATGTAATGAATAAGTAATTAAAGAAAAGGGGAACTTATCGTTCCCCTTTTTTCTTTGCTTTCTTCAACTTCTTCATAAGCTCTAACCACCCTTCATGTGTAAAAGCATCAGGCTCTGTTTGTACTAACTCTAACAAAACCTTATCTCCTGCTTCAATATACTTTTTCTGTTCCTGTGGCGACAATAAATCCCAAGAGTCACCATTTTCAGAACCACTAGCAGCGGCTTTTAATTTTGCTTGTGCTTGTTTACTAAACATAATTTCTCCTAAAAAGGTATATCATCTTCCATCTTATCTATATCATTAGACGGTTTAGATTTATTGTTAGTTTCATTATCAGGTTTAAACAAGGAAACCATAACATTATCATTGTCTCCACGATTAAACCCTGCTAAATTAATATGTGGCTCCAGTAAAGCAAAAGCCCCACCATCGTCTGTTGCCATAACCACACCAATATTGACGTACCTGTTTTTAGACTCGCCACTTGCATTGGTGTAAACTCCAGACTTTACAGCCATATTATATAATTTCTTAGCCATGTTACTGCACTCCTTTATTTAAAAATTTTACTGTGTCATCTACTTCTACCAAAAACTTCTTGACTTCAGTTTCTAACATATTAATGATATTGTCATCTCTGTCAACCCTTTTTACAAACATTTTTAAATGTTCTGGGAACACAGGACAATAACTTACATAATCAACCCATTTCCTGCCTGTACAAGCCAACTGCCATTGCATTTGGTTAATGTATTGGCTGGGCACTTGTTGGCTTATAAGCGTTTCAGTATGGTTATGCGGTAATCTGCATTTGACTTCAATTAAACCGTCTTTCCCACCTGTAAGCCCGTCAGGACTTGCACCTGACATTTCAATAGTAGGATGTGTATAAAAACCACACTCCTCTACTAAATCTCTTTGAAAGATGTAAAAGCTTCTAGCTTCATCTTCCGTATCTATTCCATGTTGCATTGCATCATTTACAAATGTTTTAGTAGGTAAACCCGTAAGTCTTTCAGTTACTAATTGCGTTCTGTAACCTCTTCGACTTGCAGACTCACCTCCACTTTTAATTTTTGCAATAACATCGTTTAAACGACTTGCTGTTACTTTGCCTAGTCTTGCTTGAAACCACTCATCACTTCTCTGTTCCATCGCTACTCTCCCTTATTTTCTCAATAACTTTTTCACAATGCTTTCTTTCCTCTTCATTTAAGTTTTTAAAGTAAGCAGTTGCCCCCTCTTTACCTTGTGTTTCATAAGTTTTCCATAATATTTCAGCAGGGTCGCCTTCAGGTATATCTTCACCAGCATAGATATATAACCCTATACCTAGCAAACCAATACCTTTTGCTAAACATCTTTGCATAGCTGTGTTTATAGCCATAGCGTCAGGGTTTTTAATTGCCTTGTTCATGTTATTCATAACAGGTAAATAAGATGTCATGGTTTTTCCGAAAGCATGTATATCACACCATACCATCATGGTGTTGTCAGGATAGATGGTTGGCTCTCTGAATTGCCATGTAGCTTTTTCATCTTGTTGTAATAGTTGGTCAACCGCCCATGCCCAAGATAGATAATTAAACTTACCTTTCTTTTCTACATATTGGCTAACATCAATCTCTTTTAATTCTGCAAACTTACTCATGATTAACTCCCATTATCAAGTAGTTTAGTTACATTGTAAAATTTTATATCAGCAACTTCTCTTGCCTTTATAATCTTATCTTGCTTATCTAATTCTTTGTTTAAATTATCTAAATCATTTGTTACCCTTGTTAATTCAAAGATAATATAATCTAGTTTGTCATTCAATGCACTCATAATTTTCTCCTTTAGTAGTATAATACTCTGTTAATATAATTTGTCAACCTTTTTTAAAAGGGGTGGTAACACCCCTTAAGTAATAAAAATATTGTTCAATTTCCATACCTATTTTCTCCCCACCCAATAATTTTTAAAGTTGCTCTTGCAGAAAGAACTAATCCTCTATAACTTTCCCAATATGCAAGAGTGTCTTGTGCATAAAGCTGTGCTCTATCTCGCAGTTCATGCATTTTTTCATCTTCTGTTTCTGCGATAAAATAGTGATTTTTAGTTTGTTTAATCACTTCAGGAATTGGCACATCACAACACTGTATGCAATCATCAAAAAATGTTTTTGGAATTTTATACATAATTATTTTCTCCTAAATAAAATAAAAATTAAATATATATTGTTAAAGAACAAACAATCAGAACTTTTTTGATTGTTAAGATAGTTTAACATATCTAATTTTAAATGTCTAATTGTTTTTATTTATGGAAGTTTCAAGTTTGATTTATTTTTTTTATCACGCAACCTAATTTGTATTCTGTTGTTAGCTTTATCCCACCCCTGAGACTTAAATACTCTGCCATCTTTACTTGTAGCTCGGTATTCTATATCAGAGAAAAGACTTTTCATTTGTTTGATAAACTCGTTTACTGTTGTCATTGTTGTACACTCCAAAAGTTAATGTTGTTTTGTCAAAATAAAGCCCAAAGTTTCCTTCGTACCCATTGCCATGCCTTTGCTTATTAATATAAATCTTACAATCGTACTGCTTTTTTACCTCTTCTATTTTATCTTCATCATTCCCCGCTAGTATTTCCTCTTTCTTTTTATTACGAAAGACTGTAATACAATTATCCGCTAGGTTAGTAATATTAGATGAACCCAACACATCAAACTTGCTCGGCTCTGAATGTTCATGGGCTGTTTTTCTGCTGTGTGCCACTAAAAATATATGTATACCTAAGTCACGACTCGCAACGCATAACTGATTAACAAATCTTTTTTGCCCATTGTAATCATCTTCGTTAATACCACACTTCATTAAACTATCAATAACAAACATATCTATGCCTAATTTTTCTTTTGCATAATAGATAACTGACAATACTTTTTCTACACTTGTTTCCCCTTCAGCGTCATACAAATATAGTTTATTATCTAATGACTCAACAAAATCGTATACTGCGTCATCTGTTGGCTTATAGTTACCTGTTTGCTGTAACATACGCCCTAGTGTTGCCTTTGGTAACATCTCAAAACTAGCTATCAACACCTTGTTATAATCTAATGCTTTGTACATTACATAAGATAGCCATATCGTCTTACCATGCCCACTGTACCCTGATACAATAGTAGTTTCACCCTTACGAATTTTAAATTTATCGTCTGTAAAATCAAAAGGCAAAGGCACTCCCCCTGTCATATCATTTTTAAAATACTCCAGCACATCTTCTGCATAATTGCTAGGTGATTTAATTTTAGTATGTTCAGTTAAATCTCTTTCAGCAAAGTAGTTTTCTATCTGCTCATCATTGATTATTAACTTTTCTACACTACTTGAGATACTCATATATTTCCTTATGTTTCCTAGCTATGTTGTGTAGCCGTTCTACATCTTCACCCGCTAGGGTATTGCCTCTTTCTAATTCTTTCGCAGAAAGGGCTATGAAAAGGTAATCCTCTCTGAGTCCTTTCATAACTGCAAAAGGATTAAATTTTATTCTTGATTTAGGCTTCCATTCTGTATCTAAATTATTTGGCATAACATCATTCCATGTTAGCCCAACAGCTTCCAAAATGTCTTGCGGATTACACCCCGCAAAGCAATTGAATATCATCTTATCATCTACAAACTTTAACCCTAGACTAGCGTTTCTATCGTTATGTGATGGGCATAAGCATGAATACTCGTCAACGCCTGATTGATAAACCTTACTAAACCTTGCTAGTATTTCGCTCTGCTCTATCATTTTGTTCTAACTCCATTAATTCATAAACTCGCAATTTAGGCATGGCATTATTTTTAACCCAATAATGCACCGCTTGTCTTGTTACCCCTAGCATATTAGCTATTTGCTGTCTTGAATATTTTTTTAATACATTTTCTAAACTCATACTAATTCTCCTCTAAAATAAAGTAAAAAGAATTTAACATTTATATTTTTAATTGTCAAATTTTTTATTAGTTAATTTTTGTAAACTTTCTTTGCTGATTGTATTTTGGGTTGAATTTATTTATATAATCTATTTCTAATTTATTAATATTATCTGAAACAATTAATAGAAAAATTCTGTTAAATTTTTTATCTACTAAATGCTCAGGTATTCTTCTTGATATTCTAGAACTTTGACCAATATAAACAATCTCATCACCATCAATTAAAAAGTATATGCCTTGAGGGTAAAATAATATTTCTTTAACCCCACTAATATTTAACATGCACTTAGGTATATCATCTCTTTCTACTGTTGATATATCTTCATACTTTGTTAATTTATTTTTTTGAGATATTACTCTTCTATTTCCTGATTTTTTTAATTCATTCTTATAATATTTTACTAATGTGTCATCAGAAATTTTAATTTGTTTAGCAATATCTTCATTACTTAATTTGTTTGATGCTAATTCATAAACCAGTTTTTTTAAATTTTTGGTGGGTTTATGAGGTGGTCTACCTACTTTTTTCATGGTCTTTTTTTTCTAATTTAAAATAATCATACGCACCATCTTGGTACTGCCATTCTTTTTCTTGGCGTTCTTGTTGAATTTCATCTTCATCACCAAAGTGTTCATTCGTGCCTCTATCTGTTTGCATAATATTTCCTTCCTTTAAAATACTCATGTTCAAATAAATATTTTGCTTGTGATAACTTATAGCCTACATAACTTTTTTGTATTAATTTATCGCCTTGCATACAGCTAATAGTTATCATATCAACGTCTTTATGTTTTTTCACTTTCATAACATTATTCCCCCTTTAATTAAGTCTTTGCGAATACAACGATAGCCATCGTACTCATCTTTCCCACGATAAAAAGTTTCGTAGAATGTTGCGGCTTCAGCACAGGTACTAAAAGAGCCTTCGATAGTCTCATGATTACCAAAGGCTGTTACATTGCTAACGATTAGAATAAACTCAACAATCATGTTGCTTCCCCTTGTTCTCTTTATACTCTCTACTATCACGCCTTGCTTCTTCTATACAAAATTGTATTAGGTTATCAGCGTGTTTTTCACTAGGTGCAAACACATAAGAAAAGTTTAATATACTTGATACAATGCCTGCCATATGGTTTGAGGTAGGGTTCTTTTTAGTTTTAACCCCTAACTTATCTATTAAATCAAGCCCTAAATCGTAACCCGCTTGAAATTCTTTTTCTGTTTTATTCATGTTGCTTCCCCCTAATTGATTAAATGCTGTTTGTCTGAAATTCATGTTTTTCAAATTCTGCTTCTAATTGAGCGTCAAAATCACTTTCAAAAATAGCACACTCATCACATTTTTGAATTTCATTGATTTTCTTTTTTGTGTTGTAAATTAAGGCATAACCTCTGCCTTCGCATAGTTCACATAAATGAATTTTCATTTCCCTATCAATCCAATAATTACCTTGATTAAAACATTCTCTACATAAACAAGAGTAATCACCCATATCATAATCTTCTTCTATATCACCATGCCAAAAGAAATCAGTCGCATAAAACATACTGTTTTTGTCTTCATGATTATCTCTTGCACCACATTTATCACATTGGTTCATAATAATTCCTTTCTCATTAAGTTAATAAATGTTTACTACAGGCTCATATTATCTATGTTAATATAACTTGTCAATCATTTATTCATTGTTTATTTTTATGAACATAATGCACGTGATAAGTAAAATAAATCAAAAACCTATTGTATTTTTAACAAAAGTATGATAAAATCTTGTGTATATTTAAAGATGATAAATAAAGACAATAAAAAAGAAAATATAAAATATAAATAAATTAAGTATATTAAGTAATAGTATACATATTATTGATATTAAGAATTCATGTATATTATTGATATTATATATATTCATGTATATTATTGATATTAAGTCAATAATGAGTTAATATTTTATCATGGTATGATTTTCAAGGCAAAAGTCTATTTAAAATAAATGTAATTTTTTTTTATATAGGGGTTGACAAAAAAACTATGTTTATGTTATAATATACGGGATTGGGGAAAGTATTAAATAAAGAAAAAGGGCTATTATCTAGCCCTTTTTTATTATGGCAGTAGTAAGTATCAAATAGGTAAAAAAAAGCCCACAACGGTTGATTATGGGATTTTATTTGATGATAATTAAAAACTTTTTAATTAATTCATATAATTTAATGATTCAAAATATGTTACAAAAGGCGTTTTTCCTATTCCATAGGTATTTTGTTTTATATTGTAAAGAGTCCACCCTCTTTCCTGTAACTCTAAATTATCTTTAGGCATAGCACCAAAAATTGAATAAGTTTGGTTTGTTTTTTTATCAAACAATACTTTGTGTTTTACAATTTTATAATTCATAATTAAACCCCTTTTATTTGTATAATTGTTTATAGAATTTATTTTTAACAGTATCATTATTTCTAGCATAAGCATTTGTGCCAATGGTAAAAATAGTATCTGAATCAATATTCCTACATAATAACAAAGCAATGTATTCATAAGGAATAGGACTAAAACCAAAATGTTTATAAAAATTATTTTTTATTTCTGTTAACTGATTATTTATATCCATAATTAAACCCCTTTATTGTTTAATAAAATATTAATAGCGTTTAATCTAATATTATCAGTTTCATCATTTAAAAATAAACTGATAGGGCTAGACAATGCTTTTTGCATATTGATTAATTCATAGCGTGGTTTTTTACTATAAAGTTTTAAATAGTTTTCTAACATAATTAAACCCCTTAAGATTTATAATTAATATAGATAAAATAACCCATATTAAATACAGTTAATAACATACTTTCATATGATAACCCTATAAAAGCAATATAAAACGCTATAAAACAGCTT